ATTACAAATCAGTTGCTCTACCGCTGAGCTAAACCAGCGTTTTTATTACGAAATTCACGCCGCTTTACGTTGTATTTGGAATCACTTCCTCTTCTTCGTATATTTTGTTTTTCTTGTTCTCCGCGCCTTTTTTCTTCCGGAGTAAAATATTTTTTAGTTGTTTTTCTTGCAGCTTTTACATTACAACTATGATGACTAAAAGCAATATTTTCCAAATCAAAAAATAATTTAATAGGATCTTCGCTATCTAACCAAGGAACTTTATGTTCAATAGATAGTTCTTCTCTGCGTATTTTATTTCCGCATTGAAAACAACAATCTTTTTTTGTTTCAACTACTAATTTAAACAAAATATCTTTTACTAACCGATGGGACGCAGTTCCATGGTTCATGCCTAATTGGGCATCTTTTTTTCTGTTACTTGCTGTCATTGACTATCCTTGGATGTCTAATTTATAAACCCCATAAAGGGGCAAAAAACCCCCACAAGGTTGCGCTTCTTCGATAGGCGTGTGGGGTATGTTACCTTAGAATATTACTGAAACGCCTGCCAATTTCTTAGCCACGCTTGCTAATTCTTTGGTTGTCTGACCGCTGATAAAGGTATTGATCTCAATCGCCTTATCAATGATCTCTTCAGTCGTTGGGAACTTTGGAGCTAATTCTGCAGCTTCTTTAGTTGTCTTATTAAGCACTTCCCAAGCCGCTAAATTGGCCTCGTGCTGCTTAATCATCAAATCTTTAGCTGCGTTAAAAATAGAAAAGCGTAACTCAAATGGTGAAACCATGGTAAATCTCCTGTGTGTATGTGATGTGTAAAATTGCCAGTGTTCTATGCAGGCGCGCTGGCATCCTGTGGCTTGATTTACAGCCAATGTGATCGGCCGAGAATCCCCAGCCCCGGAGAGCTTCACAGCTAGTCCTATATACAATAATGCAAAATAACGCCCAAAACCGCCCTAATCTGGGACAATGATAGTCTTTTTAGGCTTGGATGGAGGCGTTTTATTAAGGGCACCATGAAGATGCGGCATAATATCATTGAGCATCATTTTAGCCATCGCCGCGGCCTTTTCCTGATGCTCAATCTCTTGCTGAGCCGTAGTCTTTTTAGCCTTACGCTCCACCTCGGCTATAATGTTATTGCTTACACCAGCGGATTTAAGCAGCTGTTTGAGGTTCATTGTCTGCCTTTACTACTGCCTCTAAGCCTTCCTGTGCCTTTTGTACCTGTGGTGCAGCCTGTTGCTGGATCATATTAATGAACGCGGCAAAGGTTGTAGTTGGTACCTGGTTAGGGGTGTTAAGGATATTTAACAGTGCGTTGACTTCTTTAACTGGAAACTCCAGCGTAACAACAAATTCGTCTAACATGTTTTTAACTTCTTCGCTCATTTTTTACTACCTTTCTTTTGTTTAACTGGAAAATCAAAAAACTCACCTCTTGCTGCTAACTTCACTGGATCAGTGCAGTACTGATTTAATTCAAATACTCTTGCTGACATATCCATGAGTTGCCAACAACGCATCTCATGTAACTGCTTAAGGCCTAATATTGTATTAGCCACTTCGTCCTCTGTCATTGGCTTTTCTGCGTCACCGTGATACATAAAAAATGTTTCAAGGTCATCAGCTGTTTGCCACACTTTATAGATAGCGTCTTCTAAATCAAAATGGGTATACTTTTTCATTTCTTTTTCCTTGCAATCTTAACAGCCTTTTCAAACTCACCGTGAACAAAGTACCATCGTGCTAAAATCTCAATACCTTTAACCACTTCAGCGTAAGCTTCTGCGTCATCTTCGTGTAAATGATTAGAGTTTTTCTTATGAGTTTTTAAATCATTAGTCAAATACACGTAATCTTTAACTAACGCGCCTTGAATAATGGTGTCAACCATATCGTCATCAATTTCAATAATCATGTTTTTACCTTCTCATCATTAAATGGCAAACATTGTGTAGCTGCCAGGGTTATTTCAGGTTTAAATGGTAGGGCTAAAAACTGTTGTTTCATCTGGTTACAATGTGATTCTGTTATAGCTATATTGCTGGTAACAAAGTCACACTGTTTTCCCATACAGATAATTGCTACAAAGATAAATGCGTTCATTTTCCACACTCCTGGGCTATGCGCGATTTCATTGTTGGTGTACGCTTTTCAATCTCTCTGCGGATATACCACTCAGCCTTACGTAGATCTTCAACCGCATCATGCTTTAGATCAGCCCGCCAGATATACTTTATGGCGTTACCAAGGTTAAAGCCCATGTGTTCAGTGATCTGAATACAGTCAATCCCTGATGGATGGCTGGTGTAATGTTTAGGTTGGTTCACTGGATCGTGCATTTCTTATCTCCCTAAGTTCTTTTTCCATAATCTGTAGCTCTTCAAAGCTGTCACAAACCCAGATTCCCAATAAACTTTCATAGCGGCTAGTGTCGATATCCTCCACACCAGTAATCGTCTCCATAACATAATTGCCCTTGTATCTGTGCTCTACAATAAAGTGGCTCATAGTTTTAATTCCTTCTTAATAAACTCAATGCCCTTGTTAAAATGGTAACGCCAATACTTTTCTGTCACATCTACATCTACGTAACTAAGTCCTTCTAAAAATGCCTCAACAATAAACCGTTGCTTTTTTGGCATTCTCTCCACAATAAGTCTACGGATATCGGCAATGTCCTCTGGATCCCAGGGTAGCCACCCGTCCACTAATTGAATCGAATGGTGGTCGCTGTCATCCTGCTCAAGTGGATCAATGTCCTCGTCTGATAGGCGAGGTGCTACTGCGTTGATCTTATGCTTTGGTTTGGTTTTTGTTCTCATAGTTACAATAATGCAAAATTTAGGGAGTTTAGAAGAGCTTCTTGCAAATTTATTTTTCCGTCTAGTGCTTTGACTACCTGTTCGTCAATGCTGTTAGCCATTACTAGGTGGTGTATAATAACCGGCTTTTCTTGCCCTTGCCTATAAACCCTAGCGTTGGCCTGGATGTAGTTCTCAGAGCTCCACGGGAGGTCATACCACACTGTTTGGGCTGTGTCACCAGCGTTGCACTGTAAATTGAGGCCAATTCCCCCACTTTGGGGATGGGCAAGTAGCATACGAATCTCGCCACGACGCCACGCCTCAATGTTGTCGTCGTCCAAGACCACAGCTTGGGGAAATTGGAGGCGAATCCTCTGTAGCGAATGTTTAAAATGGTAGAAGACGAGTGTAGGGGACGAGGACTCTTCCATGATCGACTCAAGATATTCCAGCTTGCTGCGGTGTACTTCTTGCGTTTGTCCATCTTCTCCATAAACTGCGCCCGAGGTGAATTGCAATAACTTGTTCGCCAGTGCCGCTGCAGTTGAAGCCGTGATTTTCTCCTTGCCGATGTCAGCGACCATGTTTTTTCTAAGTTCGTCATATTTTGCCCTAATTGGTTTGTCTATTTCAACCTGGTGATAAAGCGTTGTAAGAGCCGGTAGCTGTAGATAATCCTCAGCCTTAAGACTAAAACAAATATCAGAAATTTTGTCTTTAATAGTTGTATCCGCATTTTCCTTTAATTTCCAGCTATATACCACACGTGTATGGCGATTCATCTGATCCGGCGTCATGTACTTGTCCCTAAAGCGGGTCAGGCTAGTCTCCAAACGCTCTCCTAAGTCCAATATACCCACCTGAGACCAGAGATCGCCCATGCCCTGAGGGGTAGGTGTACCCGTGAGAATTAAACGCCTAGAAAAGCCCTTTAAATGCTTCTTAAGTGCCTTGAACCGCTTGGTGCTAGGGTCTTTAAAACGGCTGGACTCGTCAATTACTAAGTTAGTAAACACTAACTTAGGTGAAACGTCACAAAGCCAAGCCACGTTTTCAAGATTGATCAGGTATATGTCCGCCTCCAAGTTTAATCCAGATAATCTTTGGCTTGGGCTTCCCATCAATTTGGACACTCGTAAGTGTGAAAGATGTTCCCATTTCTTCACCTCTGTGTCCCATACTGTCTCCGCTACCCTCTTTGGCGCTATGATAAGAGTTTTCCCCTTGAACTGCTGCGAGATAATCGTGAGCGTAGTCGCGGTTTTCCCCAAGCCGGGAGGGAGAAATAAGCCCAAATTGGGAGTGGATTCGGCTTTTGAGATTAGTTCTTTTTGGTACGGGTGGAGTTGCGTTATCTTTAGCATATAAGTGTGACCATATCCAATCTGCGATGTCGTAGTGTTCTTGCATGGTACCGTTGTCTTTAATACGATTAGCTCTGTACGAGATAAACGCTACATTGCCCTCAACGTATCCTAACTCTGGCAATATTCTGTCTAGAGTTGGGCAGTTGTCCTTTGTATTGCCCTTACCTAAACCAGAGACGCCCCATTCAAACGGTGTATGAAATATGGGGCATTCATCAGTCGCTATGGAAAGTAGATACTCCTTGGTTAATGAGAACGGTACATTATCCCTTCTAGCTCTTGACCTTGCATTTTTTAAGTACGTGCTAATGTGCTGTTGCTTCATTTATAAAGTCCTCAACGTCCTCTTTGGAGTGCAGTATATGCACCGGAAATCCTGCCTCGCCTAGTTGGTCAAAAACCAGTTCTTGCCTCGGACTCAGTTTCCCCGTCGCTGTTTTTAGTTCCACGAGATACACCCTTTGATTTAGAAATACTAGACGATCCGGGACTCCTGTCACGCTGCTGATCCACTTGTAGCTTAGACCCTTTGACTTTTTCACCAAGTTTGTTAAATGCTTCTCTATCTCTTTCTCCAGCACGTTCACGCTTATCCTCCTCAGTGGCGTAGATGCTAAACACCTGTTTAAAAATATGCTCGCCTAAATAAGAGCGTGACTCATCACCAATTTTACTTTCCTCTTCGCCAATGTAGGCAAAGACGTGGGTGACGGTGTGGCTTACCTCATGGTAGATAACACCTAAGCGCTCTAACGCGTCGCACTTTGCCATCTCCTCGTAGTTAAACACGATCGCCAACATGGCAAAGGTGGTGCCCTCTTGCTCAATGAAGTGAGACTCTGCCAGACCAACGTCCAAGGACTGATGGCGCGTGGTGATCTTCGAGTCTTTGACTGCCTGCTGAAACGCTGAATCGGAGAAACAGACCTTGATCTTAATGCCAAAGTGTCCAGTATCGGCGATGTAGTACGGCAGCTTAGTGACGCGTGTTTTTTCTGCCAATTTGTTCCAG